TCCGACAGGTTGTCATGCATATTGATAACGATGTTATCAAGCCGGTCGTTAAGCGCCAGTTTGTTTATAACATGCGCTATGACCCGGATGAGGCGATCAAGGGCGACGCCGAGATCATCCCGCGTGGCGCGATCAACCTCGCTGTGCGCGAGACGGTCAACGTTCGGCGCGTCGAGTTCCTCAACGCGACCGCCAACCCAGTGGATATGCAGATCGTCGGCATCGATGGCCGTGCGGCGCTGCTGCGTGAGGTGGCCAAGGGCCTCCAGATGCCGGTCGATGAGATCATTCCGTCGCGCGAGAAGCTTGACTACATGATCCGTACCCAGCAGCAGGCTCAGCTAGCGGCTCCGCAGGGGCAGCCTCCAGCGCCCTCTCCTGAGGGTGGCGGTCCAGGCTCGCAGATGAACGTGGTCGCCAACCAGATGACGGGCCAAGCCTAATGACCCGGCCCCCGCCCGAGGTTGTGGTGGCACTTGCCCGGGCAAGTAATATGATCCTGCCCTGGCTGACCGAATGGCGGCAGCGCGAACTAGAGCAACTACCCTTTGTAGCTCCCGCTAGTGTTGCGGTCGCTCAGGGTAGATGTCAAATGTTGACAGAGCTGTACCGCTTGGTACAGGATGCCCCCGACGTAGCCGCAAAACTTCGTGCGGACCCCCATAAGGGGTAGTGCGCAAGTAGCAGCTGCTTAACCACGCACACCGATAAGGAGCGTATTGTGGCCATTCCCGAGCAGGTCCGTCGTCAGTCTGAGGCGATTGCCAAGCTGTACCAGGACAACGCTGCCAATGAAGCACCTGCCGATGCGGCAGATGCTACGGGCGTTGTTGCTGATCAGCCTGCGCCCGCCGACAGTGCGACCGATGCTGCGCCTGAGTCCGCGCCGAGTGAGCAACGGCGACCGGACACCAATAGTGACGCACAGACCTTTGAGCAGCGGTATCGCACGCTCCAAGGGATGTACAACGCTGACACTGCCCGCCTTCGTGCGGACAATCAGCAACTGAATAGCAGGGTTACGCAACTAGAGCAGTTGCTGGCCACTCTTTCTGCGGCTCCACAGCAGGTCCCCGCTACGGCGGCAGAGAAGCTGGTGACCGAGAAGGATGTTGAGGAGTACGGCGATTCCATCGAGGTTATGCGGCGCGTCTCCCGTGAGGAGTCCTCGGCATACCAGCGTAAGATCGCTGAGCTGGAGCACATGCTGAAGCAGGTGCAGACCAGTGTTCTCCCGCGCGTTGAGCAGGTCGCTCAACGACAGGCCGTGACGGCTGAGCAGGCTTTCTGGAGTGAGCTGACTACGGCGGTTCCTGAATGGCGCGATATCAACACCAGCCAGGACTTCCACAGGTGGCTCCTCGACGTTGATCCGCTGACGGGTCTGACCCGCCAGACGTATCTGGAAGATGCTCAGCGCAATCTCGATGTTCGGCGTGTTGCTGCTTTCTTCACTGCTTGGCAGGGTCTGAACGGCCAACCTGTTGCTCAGCCCCATCGGAGTGCGCCGGACTCCCAACTCGATAAGCAGGTCGCACCTGGACGTAGCCGTGGAGGGTCTGTCCCCTCTACGGGCACTGCCAGCAAGACCTACTCCTCGAAGGACATCGCCAAGTTCTTTGATGATGTTCGCCGTGGTACCTATCGGGGGAAGGAAGCCGAACGCGACCGGATCGAACGCGATATCTTCGCCGCACAGCGCGAAAATCGCATTGTCGCCAACGGTTAAGTGGAGAGAACCATGGGCTACCCTGTTGCTCCTGGCCGCCCCAACTACTCGGGTAACTTCATCCCCGAGATTTGGTCCGGCAAGCTGATCGAAAACTTCTACGATGCCACCGTTCTGGCTGCGATCTCGAACACCGACTACGAGGGTGAGATCCGCAACCAGGGTGATACGGTGAACATCCGTACGACCCCGAACATCACGATCCGTGAGTACGTGAAGGGTCAGGGCATTGTCGTGGAGAACCCCGACAAGCCGAAGCTCCAGCTGGTCATCGACAAGGGCGAGTACTTCGCCTGCGTTGAGGATGACATTGATCGCGTTCAGTCGGACATCAAGCTGATGGACATGTGGTCCAAGGATGCGTCCGAGCAGATGAAGATCAAGATCGACCAGCGTGTGCTGACCGACATGCTCCCCGACATCGCTGCTCTGAACAAGGGCACGGCGGCGGGTGCGGTTTCCGGCGCGTTCAACCTCGGCACCACGGCTTCTCCGCTGACGGTGACGAAGGACGGCGCTGGCGGCACTGCTTCGGTGGTGGACCTGATCGTGGACCTGGGTACCGTCCTCGATGAGGCGAACTGCCCGGAAGCCGGTCGCTTCCTGGTGATCCCGGCCCGTATGGCTGGCCTCATCAAGAAGTCCGAGCTGAAGGATGCGTCGCTGGTTGGTGACGGCACCTCGATGATCCGCAATGGCCGCCTGGGCATGGTGGATCGCTTCACGCTCTATGTCAGCCACAACCTGAAGGTTGACACGGGTGGGAAGTACAACATCGTCGCTGGGACTAAGATGGGCCTCACCTTCGCGTCGCAGATGACGGAGATGGAGACCATCCGCTCGGAGAGCACCTTCGGTAACGTCATCCGTGGCCTTCAGGTCTATGGCTACAAGGTGGTGAAGCCGGAAGCTCTGGCCCAGTCCGTCGTGACCTTCGCCTAAGGAGAGACAGACATGACTGATTACACGGACTCCCTTGGGTTCTATAAGAACTCGGTTGGCTTCCCCTCCAACTACGCCAACCGCCTGTCGGTGGTTGAGATCGACCTCGACTTCCGCACCATCGCGGCGGCTCGCTCGGCGGCTGGTGCGGCTGCCCTGGCGGCTACCGACACCCTGGTGATCGCTGTCCTCCCGAAGGGCAGCCTGATCCTCGGTGGCGGTGCCACCCTGGTTCGCGCGGAGGGCGCTTCCGGTACGGTGGATCTCGGTATCACGGGCTCGCTGACGCTGTTTGCGAGCAACTTCAACCTGAATGGGACGGTGGGTGCTACGTCTGCTGGCACCACCCCGTCCTATCTTACGGCTGATACGAACGTCGTGATGACCATCGACACCAACAGCATCGACGTGGCTCGCATCAAGGTCTCCATCGCGGTGGTGAACCTGGGTGCGGACCTCGGCGTGATCCCCAGCGCGTGACCCGGTGGGGGGCTTCGGCCCCCCATCTCCAACAGGAGATAGGACATGGCTCTCTATACGGGTATTACGCAATCTAACCTACGCGCTATTGAAGCGAAGGTTGATAGCCTCGTGGTTGGTACGGTTACCAGCATTGCTGTTCCGGTTTCCGCCGGATCAACTTTGACTGTGACCGCTGCTTCCCATGCCGGGAAGATTATCGCTTTGGATGCCGCTGCGGGCTCCACTGTGACGCTTCCTGCGGCAACCGGTACGGGTAACGTGTACACTTTTGTGACCAAGGCTCTTGCTACCAGCAACAGCCATGTGATCAAGGTGGCCAATGCGACCGATGTGTTGTCTGGGTCGTTGACCGTGGTTGATAACGCCGATGGCACTGCCACGACGTTTGGGACCGTGGCTGCGAGCGATACGATTACATTGAACCGCACCACGACCGGCTCGGTGAAGATTGGTGAGCGTATCAACATTGTTGATGTGGCTGCTGGTTATTTCAGCGTCACTGGCACTGTTATCGCTACCGGTTCTGAAGCTACGCCGTTCAGCGCAACCGTGTCTTAATGAATAGGGGCTTAGGCCCCTATTCTCCTTTTTACTTGGGAGCCCGCTATGCCTATCAATCTGACTGGCAACAAGATCAAGGATACCTACAGCCAGCTGCTGCACATCGACGGCGGCCCTGCGGGTGCTGAGAAGGTGGTCCATAGCGGGACCGGTGTTGCTACGGCGCTGTCGCTCGGTACGGGTTCTGCCTCGGTCGATAACATCAAGATCGACGGCAACACGATCTCCTCGACCGACACCAACGGCAACATCAACATCACCCCCAACGGCACTGGGTCGGTCATCATTCCAAAGGCCCAGTTCACGACCCTAGAAGGGGCCACGCTCAGCACGACCGGAGCGGCGGCGCATCTTGACCTCGCTGGGACCACGCTAACGGCTGACGGCACCGACACCAATATCGACATCAATCTGACGCCGAAGGGCACGGGTGAGGTCAACGTCACCAATATCGACATCCTGAGCGGTAAGGTGCCATTCAGCACGATTACCAACCGAGCCCTTGCTGCGTTTTCTGATATTACGGATCAGGTTGGTAGTACCAGCACCCCTACGGCGGTGAAGTTTGGTACGGTAGAAGTAGCCGGTTCTGGGATCACCATGGTGACAGACGGCACTAACTTGACCCGCCTAACTTTTGCTGCGGCTGGTACCTATTCTATTGTACCTAACCTCCAAATAGCTAACTCAGATAGTTCCGACCACGCACTTAGTGTTTGGTTTGCTTTGAATGGAGTTAACATCCCTCGCTCAAATACAAGGCTTAGTGTGCCAAGGTTGGCCGATGGCGGCGTGACGTTCTTTCAGATTGTGTTTTATGTTACTGTTACAGCTGGACAGTATGTGCAGCTGTTTTGGCTCCCTAATAATACTGCGATTACACTCGACCATATCCCAGCTGTAGTCGGTCCTCCTGCGGTCCCTGCTGCCCCTTCTGCTATCATCAGTGCTGAGAGGATCGCCTGATGGCTAAGACGCCTGCTTGGCAGCGCAAGGAAGGTAAGGACCCTGAAGGCGGCCTAAACGCCAAGGGGCGTGCTTCCTACAACCGCGCCAACCCCGGGAAACCCGGCCTGAAGGCACCACAGCCTGAGGGTGGCCCGCGCCGCGACAGTTTCTGTGCCCGGATGAAGGGGATGAAAAAGAAACTGACCAGCGCCAAGACGGCGAATGATCCAAACTCGCGGATCAACAAGTCCCTCCGGGCTTGGAACTGCTGATGGCTGCCTCGACCCCCAAGAACCCTGCCCTTTGGTCCCGCGTGAAGGCGGCGGCCAAGGCCAAGTTCGACGTGTACCCCTCGGCCTACGCTAACGCTTGGGCTGCCAAGGAGTACAAGAAGCGCGGTGGAACCTGGGGAGGCCCGGACAACCGGGTCAAGAAACCTCGTGGCTAAGGGCGGGCTCGGCAAGTGGTTCGGCGAGAAGTGGGTCGATGTGAAGACCGGCAAGGAGTGCGGGCGCTCAGGTGATAAGGACCGCCGGGGCTATCCTGCTTGCCGCCCGAAGGCCGCTGCTGCTAAAATGACCACTGCTGAGAAGCGATCTGTGGCTGCGCGCAAGACTGGGCCTGCCCGGCAGTCTTGGCCCGTTACGCCCTCTGGGCGGAAGAAGAAGGTCTGACCATGACCATTCGCTACCTCAAGAGCCGGAAGGATGGGTGGATCTTCGAGTGGGACCCCATCCTGGCAAAGAACCCGCATCTCTATGAGGTGACGGAGGAAGAGGCGTACCCTGAACGTTTCATCCCTGTTGCTGCCATCGAAGCTATTGCCGCCAAGCGTGGTCGGAAGAAGCGGGAGCCCGTGGACCTGTTCACGGCTGACATCCCGGAAGAGCCCGGTTACACGAACGAGGCGCTCAACGCTGAGGCTTCGAGGGGGCTCCCGTGACACCTTCGGACGTGATCGTGGAGGCGCGTAAGCTCCTCCAGGATACCCAGGCGCCCTACCGCTACAGCGACACAGACCTCGTGGGGTATGTGAACCAGACGCTGAAGCGGATGGCTGTCTTCCGTCCGACGCTGTTTACGAACATCACCAGCGTGCCGCTAACGGCCAACACGGTGATCCAGGATCTGCCCTCCGATGCGCATCGGTTGGTGCAGGTGTTCTTCATTGACAACTACAACTCAGTCAATGAGGTCGAGCGCGAGGTGCTGGAGCGGGCCTACCCACAGTGGGTGTCCGATCCTTCTGGCATTCCGTTCAACTTCATCCGCCATCCGCGCAACGCGACCAAGTTCTTTCTCTACCCGCGCCCCATCGCCAACCTGACGGCAACGGTTGAGTACGTGGTGGAGCCGATTGCCTACACCATCAACCAGACGATCCTGTATCTGAAGGACACCTATCTCGGCGTCGTGGTGGATGGCGTGGTGTTCCTCGCCTCGTCCATCGACGATGAGCATGTGAACTCCAACCGCGCCAAGCTGTTCCAGGATTCCTTCACCAGTGCGCTCGGCGTGGATCTCCAGCAGCAGGCGGTCCTCGATAACGAGCGTATGCCGAGCAGAGGTAGGTGATCATGGCATCCCGTGCCTTCTCCACCCTCTCAGCTAAGGTCAGCGCCAGTGTGCCGGGTTGCCCCTACCCGCTGATCGTTCAGTACATCCGTGATGCTGCGATCCGGGTGTGCGAGCGCGCCCTCATCTGGCGCTATGAGCAGCCCGTGTTCAACCTGACCCCGGGGCAGTACCAATACAACTTCAACAAGCCCGCTGATACGCAGGTGCAGGCAGTGCTGCTGGCGACGCTGAATAACTCGCCGCTTGAGATCCTCACCCTCGACGACGCGCGAAACCTCTACCCGACATGGCCGGTCACCTCGACGACGAGCCAGGATATCGAAGAGAACGGCACTGAGCCGCGTTCGGTCGCGCAGGTCGATGTGCATCGCTACATCGTGCTCCCCGCACCTGACGCAGCGGTGACCTACACCCTGCGGATGATCTACGCCCTCAAGCCCTCGCGCAGTGCGCTGGAGATGGATGAGGGTGTGTTCGACGAGTACGAGCTGCCCATCATGCACTCGGCGCTCCAGAACCTTCTGGTAATGCCGAAGGTGGAGTGGTCTGATCGTGAGCTGGCCACCTACCATGCCAAGCAGTTCATCTTCACGCTGAACGAGGCGCGGGCGCAGGCCAACCTTGGTGTGTTCCGGGGGTCCCTCTCCGTGCGGTTCCCGCCGTTTGCTTAGGAGGTAGCCGTGGACCCTCGCATCACCGACAACCGTATCCGGTTGGTTAAGAACGACACTGGGCCGCAGATCCAACTCACCCTTACGGATGAGAGCACCGGGTCGCCTATCAACTTGAGCGGTGCGACGGCAACCCTCTACATGAAGTCGCTCGCCACCGGGACTGTGGTGGTTAGCCGCCCGCTGACTATTCCCGCTGGCACGGCCACACAGGGGATTGCCCTAGTGGTCTGGGGAGCCTCGGATCTGAGCCAGACGCCGGGCGACTATGACGGTGAGGTTGAGGTGCTGTTCTCCACCGGTATGCGGCAGACGGTCTATGATGTGCTGAAGTTCAGGCTCAGAGATCAGTTTGCGTGAGGATAGACCCTACCCTTAGGCGCATCCGGGCGGTCGTTCGCACCGCAGCGGTCACTGCTGCCTATAAGGCTGGGGTCATCGGGGCGGCAGTTGTCGTTCCCTACATCAGTTTTCGCTATGCCCTAGGTGAGTTCTTTAAGCAGAAGTTCATCACTGATACCGCACGGGTGTCAGAAGGTGAGACCTACTTCGCTGAGGACTATACCGATCCAGGATATGTCGGTGTTCCTTTTGCGCTAAGTATTGGAAAGGTACTTGCTGACGTTGCTGTAGTTAGTGACGTACTGGCATTTCTTTTTCCAAGGTCCTTTAGCGATACTTTTTCTGTCGCAGACGCCACGTCTCGGCGGGTTGGAAAGAACCCGAGCGATACCGCGACGGCGGCAGATGCTGCTACCCGCTCTATAACCAAGGGCTTTGCTGACACTGCTGCCCTGGCTGATACGTCCGTACGCTCCGTAGGTAAGTTACCCACGGATACGGCCAGCTTGCTAGATGTCGTTGCTTTGGCGCCCAGGCTTGTTATCATAGACCAGCCGGTAGCCTCGGATAGCGGTATCCTGGTGATGCAGGACTACTGCGACATCAGCTACTTCGCCGAGGACTATGTGGGCGTCTCTCGCGCCTTTACCTAGGAGGACACCATGGGACCGGTTGAGAAGTTGGGTATGACGGGCCGCCTAACCATCGTGCTGAAGGGCGCAGATGGGAAGGTGAAGGATGTGCGCGAGGTGAAGAACCTCGTTGTGAACACCGGCCTTGACCACATCACCTCCCGCATGGTGGGCACCTCACAGAACGTGATGAGCCACATGGGTCTTGGCGCTGGTACGTCGCCTGCTGCTGCCGGTGATACCGCTCTTGGTTCTGCGCTTGGTTCGCGCAAGACGTTCGATAGCGCCAACCGCACCGGCTCGAACAACGAGAATATCGTCTACGTCACTACCTTCAACGCGGGCGAAGCCACTGGCGCGGTGACCGAAGCCGGTATCTTCAATGCCTCTACCTCTGGTACCATGCTCTGCCGCACGGTGTTCTCGGTGGTGAACAAGGGCGCCTCCGACACGCTCCAGGTTACCTGGACTGTGACGATCTCGGCCTGACGAGGTTTAGATGGCAACAATCATCACCCGGGCTGGTAAGGGCTCACCCCTCACAAATGCTGAGGTGGATGCGAACTTTACCAACCTGAACAGCGACAAGTTGGAGACCGGTGGGGGTACCCTCACTGGTCCTACGGTCGTTAACGTCAACAGCACCTCAACCGCTCTGCGGATCACGCAGGTGGGTACCGGTGCTGCACTCCTCGTCGAGGATGAGGCTAACCCCGACTCCACACCGCTCATCGTCGATGCGAGCGGGAACGTTGGTATCGGTACGAACTCGCCGGGTGTGCGCCTCGATGTAGTGGGCGCAGCGGCGATCACCGACAACTCCTCTTCGGATGCGCTTCGCATCACGCAGACCGGCGCAGGTAATGCCCTGGTTGTTGAGGATGCAGCCAGCACGGACTCCACCCCATTCGTCGTGACGGGGACTGGTAACGTTGGCGTGGGTACGCCCACCCCGGCGGTGAAGCTGGCTATCAGCAGCACCGATGCGATCCTGGTGCCTGTTGGTACGACCGGTGAGCGCCCCACGGGTGCGACCGGCTACCTCCGCTATAACAGTTCGCTCAGCAGTTTTGAGGGCCACAACGGCACTGCCTGGGGCAGTATCGGTGGCGGCGCAACGGGCGGCGGTGGTGATCAGGCGTTCTATCTGAACAGCACCACGATCAATAACAGCTACTCCATCCCGAGCGGTCAGAATGCTGGTACCTTTGGTCCCGTTACCGTAGCCTCTGGCGCGGTCGTGACGGTCCCTTCGGGCAGCACATGGACGGTGGTCTGAGATGCCTGTACGCCTCAACTCCTCCGGTGGCGGCTCCGTCACGCTAGACACGACCGCCACTGCGACCAACACCACGGTGCTTCTGCCGACAACCGGCGGTACAGCTGTGACCACGGGCAGCACGGGCGTCGTCACGCAGACGATGCTGGCAGGCAGCGTGGCGGGCAATGGGCCTGCGTTCAGCGCGTACCGCAGCACGAACCAAACGGCCAACACCGCTACTTGGACAAAAGTTCAAGCGAACACTGAAGAGTTTGATACCAACTCCAACTACGACAACGCCACAAACTATCGCTTCACCCCAACAGTCGCTGGGTATTATCAAATTAACGGTGAAGTTAAAATGACGGGAGCCGCCGCTATTCTTATCACTTCGATATATAAGAACGGCTCTGAGTTTAAGCGCGGAACACAGTCTGGAAGTGCCGCAAGTTCGGGCCAAGCGTCGGCTGTTTCCGCGTTGGTTTATTTTAACGGCTCCAGCGATTATGTTGAGCTGTACGCATATCAAGACTCTGGCAGCACGTTGAGCGTCGAAGGTGGCGGCGGGACTAACAGCTACTTCCAGGGTGTTCTTGTGAGGGCTGCATGATGAGCCTCTACGACAAGATCATGGCGATCTACCCCACGTTGGTGACGCAGGACTTTCTGACCGTCATCCGGCTCCAGAACGACAGCGATGGCCGTGGCGATTATATCGCCGCCTGGAACCACCCGACGCTGCCTCGCCCCACGCAAGAGCAGCTTGACGCTGTGGAGGCCCGATAATGCCCGTGATCATCAACGGCTCCACCGGCATCTCTGGCACGGACGGCTCTGCCGCAACGCCTGCTGTCCAGGGCACCGACACTAACACCGGGATGTTCTTCCCTGCGGCTGACCAGATCGCGTTCGCCGAAGGCGGCGCGGAGGTCGTGCGGATCGACGGTAGTGGCAATGTCGGTATCGGCACCGTTTCTCCCGCTGCCAAGCTCGACGTGGTTGGTGCGATCCGTGACAGCAAAGGTGATGTGCGGTCGGTCCCGCAGAATGCGCAGACCGGTGCCTATGTGCTGGTCGCGGCTGACGCTGGTCGGCACATCTCAATCACCACGGGTGGCGTGACGGTCAATTCGGGCATATTTGGTGCTGGTGATGCGATCAGCATCTACAATAACAGCGGCAGCAGCCAGACGATCACGCAGGGCGGCAGCGTGACGATGTACCTTGGTGGCACTGCGACGACCGGCAACCGGACACTTGCTCAACGCGGCATCTGCACCATCCTCTGCGTCGCCTCCAACACCTTCGTCATCAGCGGTGCGGGTCTTACCTGATGCCCCTCCAGCAGATGTTCCTGGGCACGCCAAGACCGCCAAACCCGCCATCAACCGTTGAATACCTTGTCGTCGCTGGCGGTGGCGGTGGCGGTGCCCTGCTTAATCGAGGCGGCGGCGGTGGCGGTGCCGGGGGATTTAGAACTGCATCTGGCTTTGCAGTCAGCAGTGGCTCTGCAATCACCGTTACTGTTGGTGGTGGCGGCACGGGCGGAACTTCCCCCACCAGCGGCTCGGATTCCGTCTTCAGTTCAATCACGTCTACAGGTGGCGGTCGAGCCGGAACGAATACCCTAAACGGCGCTTCGGGCGGCTCTGGCGGCGGCGGAACTGGGGCCTCAGGCGGTGCTGTTGGCAGCGGCGGCGCTGGGACCGCTGGCCAAGGAAATGCTGGCGGCGACTCTAGCTTTACAAGCACCCCGGCTGGCGGCGGCGGTGGCGGTGGCGCGAGCGCCGCTGGTGGAACTTGTGTCCCGAAATCAACAGCAGCAGGCAATGGCGGCAACGGCACTGCCTCAAGTATTTCTGGGGCGTCTGTTACCTATGCAGGCGGTGGCGGTGGCGGCATCTTTTCTGCGCCTGACACCGCCGGTTCCGGTGGGTCGGGTGGCGGTGGTGCTGGCGCGGTAGGATCAGGCAATGCTGTTGCGGGCACATCAAACAGAGGTGGTGGCGGCGGCGGCACTTCTTCCGGCACGGCTGGCAATGGCGGCTCTGGCATCGTCATCATCCGCTATGCGGACACCTTTGATGCAGCGGCAGCAACCACCGGATCGCCCACTGTCACAGTGTCGGGCGGCTTCCGCATCTACACCTGGACCGGATCGGGGAGCATCACCTTCTGATGGCTCACTTCGCGCAACTGGATGCTGCTGGGGTGGTCACCCAGGTCATCGTCGTCAGCAACGTCGAGATCAACGATCTGTCGTTCCCCGAGAGCGAGCCGTTGGGTGTGGCGTTCTGCCAGTCTCTCTTTGGTGCCAACACCCACTGGGCTCAGACCAGCTACAACGGGAACTTCCGCAAGAACTATGGGGGCGTTGGCTACAGCTATGACGCTGGCCGCGACGCTTTCGTCCCGCCGCAGCCCTATGCAAGCTGGGTGCTGAACGAAAGCACTTGCCAGTGGGAAGCGCCAATCCCCTATCCTGGCGATGCTGACCACCTCTATACTTGGGATGAAACTACGCTGTCCTGGGTTCCTGTCATTGAGGAGACCCCCTGATGTCCACCCTACAGGCTACCAACCTCAAGAACGCCGCCTCTGCGAGCAACAACATCGTCCTCGACGCTTCGGGCAACGCGACCTTCGCGGGCACTGCGGCGATGGCGTCGTCCTTCCTGCGGAACCGGATCATCAATGGCGCGATGGAGATCGACCAGCGCAATGCCGGGGCGAGCGGCACCGCGTCTGCCTATACGGTGGATAGGTGGGTTCACTCTACCAATATGTCGCTCCCGATCACTTGGCAGCAAAATGCTGGCAGCGTGACGCCCCCACCCGGCTTCACCAACTATCTCGGCTTCACTTCGTCTGGCACAAACTCTCCCTCTGCGGGTCAGTTTAGTGCCTGTATCCAAGGTATTGAGGGGTTTAACTCTGCTGACCTTGGGTGGGGTTCCGCTGGAGCCCAGCCTGTCACACTTTCCTTTTGGGCTCGAAGCTCTCTGACCGGCACCTTTTCTGGTTCTATCTATAACGGAGGGGGAACTCGATCCTATCCATTCACCTACACGATAACAGCCGCAAACACCTGGGAATACAAAACGGTTACTATACCCGGCGAAACCTCTGGGTTGTGGGCAACCAACAACAGTATTGGGATTGCTGTCCATTTTAGCCTTAGTGCTGGTTCGTCTGTCAGCGGAACGGCAGGCGTTTGGGCTACGAGTATCTTTAGGGGGGCCACTGGAGCAGTCAACGTAACGGCCACATCTGGCGCTACCCTCTACCTGACCGGCGTCCAGCTTGAAGTCGGAACCGCCGCAACGCCGTTTGAACGCAGGCAGTACGGGCAGGAACTGGCGCTGTGCCAGAGGTATTATGAGAAAAGCTATGCCGTTGGCACAGTTCCAGGCACCAACACAGCGGCGGGTCTTGTTGGCGGCACGGCTTTCTACTCAAACGCTCGCGTAATCCCCAGCAGCAACACCTTCCGCGTGACCAAACGCGCTGCACCGACGCTCAGTTACTGGGACAGGGCCGGTAATAGCACAAAGTTTAGTAACTATTCTGCCGGGTCTTGGACTGACAATGTGTCTCCCGGAACTAGTGCGGGCGGGTTAGCTTTGGGCGAGAATAATTTTTTGATGTATCCGGGAACGGGATACACACAGGATACCGCTCTGTTCCACTTCACCGCAGCGTCGGAGCTTTGAGCTATGTACACAAACGCTCAGTACATTGCTTCTGATGGGCAAAACACTCATATCCGCTGCGACATCGCTGGCATAACCAGCTTCGTGCCGCTCGACCCGGCGAACACCGACTACCAGAACATCATGGCGCTGGTGGCGGCTGGCGAACTCACGATTGCTCCTGCGGAGTAGGCCGATGGTCCAGATCAGCGAAACTGAGGCCCGCCTGCAATCCCATGAGGCCGTGTGTCAGTTGCGCTATGAGGCCATTAACGCGCGACTAAAGCGGCTTGAAACCATCCTGATGGTCGCGGCAGGTGCCATCATTACCGGTTTGGCCGGTATAGCCTTCAAGCTGCACTAGGGGATAAGCGCCATGTCGGATGCCGCCAAGCAGGCACAGATGTCGGAGCAGATGGCGGCCAACGCCTCGAAGGGCGCGCTGATCGAGAAGGTCGTCTTCGCCGCTATCCCGATCCTCTTTAGCTGCGTCGTCTACCTGATGACCTCCCTATCTTCGGCGAACCAAGAGATCACCATCCTCAAGTCCCGTGTTGCGGTGGTTGTGACGCAGGACAACCGGGCGATCCCGCCGCAGGGCACGACCATCGACATGGCCCAGATCCGCGAGCATCTGTCCAACCGGATCGAGCAGGTGGAGCGGGACGCCGCTATTGCGCGGGGCAACATGACGCTGGACCGCGAGCGCAGCATGGCAGGCATTGAACGTGGCCGCCTTGAGATGGCTGCCGATGCGGCTGCTGCTCGCGCAGCTATCCGTGCTGACCTGACACGCGCGATCAACGAGCTTGAACGGCGTGTAGCCCTCTTGGAGTCCCGGAATGGAACCGCTCCTCAACCTCGTTAGGACGGTCGCACCGTCCATCGCCACTGCCGTTGGCGGCCCGCTTGCGGGTATGGCGACCCGTGCGATCTCCGAAGCCCTGCTGGGTAAGCCGGATGGCACTGAGGACGAACTGGTCGAGGCCGCGAAGACTGCCACGCCAGAGCAACTGCTGGCGCTGAAGCAGGCCGAACAAGATTTCACGGTGCGGATGAAGGAGCTGGAGATTGATATCCAGCGCATCGACGCTGCCGACCGCAACAGTGCCCGTGAGCGTGAGATTAAGGTTGGGGACTGGACCCCGCGTGCCCTGGCAGCGGCTGTCACGCTTGGCTTCTTCGGCGTCCTCTCTTGGATGATCTCCTACGGTCTCCCTGCCAATGGCGGCGAGGCGATGCTTGTTATGCTGGGTACCCTTGGGACCGCCTGGGGTGCTATCATTAGCTACTACTTTGGCTCCTCAGCTGGGTCCCGCGAAAAGACCCAGCAGCTCAATCAGGTATTGAAGAGCGACAAATGAAGGGCAACTTCGACACCAGCCTCCCCCACGTGCTGAAGCATGAAGGTGGTTGGGCTGACCACCCTGCTGATCCTGGCGGCGCGACCATGAAGGGCGTCACCCTCAAGACCTACTCGACGTGGCTAAGTCGCCCGGCGTCGAAGGAAGAGCTTCGGGCTATCCCTGACGAGCATCTCAAGGCGATCTACAAGACCCTTTACTGGGATGCTGTGCGCGGCGATGACCTCCCCGCTGGTGTGGATTACGTTGTGTTCGACATGGCGGTGAATAGCGGCCCTGGCCGGGCTGTGCGGCTGCTCCAGTCTGCGGTGGGTGCAGTGCCCGATGGCGCGATTGGCCCCAAGACGCTGGCCGCCGTGCAGGCACAGAACCCTGCCACCCTGATCGAGACCTACCAGCGCAACCGCCAGCACTTCCTTGAGGCCCTTCCAACCTTCGCTACCTTTGGCAAGGGCTGGACCCGGCGTGTGAGCGATGTGGGTGAGATTGCCATGCGTATGGCCAAGCACTGATCCGGCTTCCAGCCGTGCGGTTTGTAAGTGACCTTTCGCTAGACCTCGCGGTATGAAAGTATTCGTCCCGACGCTTTCACAGCGTCGGTCATTTAGGAGAGAGCCGATGATGCGTGGTAAGCCGAAGACCAAGGCAGCGATGGCATCCTACCAGAAGGGTGGCATGGTTAAGGGCTTCAAGCCGTGTGCGAACTGCCCCTCCCCCGCCAAGTGCCGCGCTGCTGGCGCCTGCGCTATGGCCGGTAAGAAGAAGTAATCAGTGACCGCGATTAAGATCACCAAGTTTCTGGGAACAGCACCGAAGAACGCTTCGGAGCTGCTGGCGGATACCGCTGCCCAGGTTGCTCGCAACTGCAAGCTCTACTCTGGTGATCTTATTCCGTACCCGCAGCCGACGATTGTTGCTAACGCTGCGAGGACTGGGACTATCCGCACGCTCTACGCGCTGCGGAACCCGGACACCGATGCTCTAGTCTGGCTCAGCTGGCTTGATACCGTCGATATCGTCACGCCTGCGACGGACTCTCTGGGTGAGCAGCGGTTCTACTACACCGGGGATGGGGTGCCGAAGGTTAGCACCTATGCACTGGCTACCCAGGGCACGGCACCCTATCCGACCAACTACTACGAGCTGGGGCTCCCGCTCCCTACGGTGAAGCCGACCACCACGGCAGCAGCGTTCTCGGTCGTCTCCACGACCTCGTTTGCTCGCTCGGCGGGTAACAACGTTACCCTGGTGACCAGCACGCCGCATAATTTGAAGTCTGGTGCACTGATCACGGTCACAGGCTTCGCCTTCCGCACCGGCACCTACAGCCGCACCGGCACGACCATCACGGTCACCATCACGGGCCATGGCCTGAGCAGTGGCGCTGACGTGCTGCTGCGCTTCACCTCTGGCACGGCGACCTCGAATACCTACACCATCACGGTGACGGGTACGAACACGTTCACCTGCAACGACACTGCGACGGGTTCTACGTCGGGCGATGTCAGCTGGGATATCGGCGATCTTAACACGACCGCCGAGGCGACGGTCATCGACTCGACTACCCTGCGCTACTTCTCGCCCGGCCCTATTGTGACGACGACAGCCAACACCGATGGTCGCATCGACCTTGGTGGGCAGGTTCAGGGGCGCACGTACCTCTACACGTGGTACACAGGCTGGGAAGAGGAATCCATCGGCTCCTCACCCTCTGACCCGCTCTTCATCAAGGAAGGGCAGGTCGTCACTGTGGCGACCCTTCCGACTGTGCCGCCTAGCGGCAGCAACTTCATCCGTGGCATTCGGCTTTATCGCACGCTCGCAAGCACGACCGATGCTGCGTACTTCCGCGTGTCCACGCTCTGGTTCCCGAACAGCGTCAACCGCGTGGCGCGAGCCACCAATGTCTCGACGGTGACCTTCACCTACCCTCACCAGCTCTTCAAGGATGATCGGTTCAAGATCAGCGGGTGCAGCGACGCCACCTTCAACATAACGGGCGGCATCGTCACTGAGGTGGTGGATGAGTACACCATCAGGTACGCGCAGTCGGCTGCTGACGTTGCCTCCGTGGCAGCGACGGGTGACCTCTACTACGATGTGTCGGAGAACCCGCCGACCACGACGGCGCGCTACTGGGGCGACGGTGGCGACTACACCTTCACCGACGACTTCGATTTCCGCTCGCTGACCAACGTGCTCCGCACGTCGAACTACGATGCACCGCCGCCTGATCTCCAGGGCCTTACACTGATCCAGAACAGCATCCTGGCGGGCTTCGTTGGCAACACGGTGTACTTCTCTGAGCCCGGCATCTTCCATGCGTGGCCTGAGGATTACGCACGCTCCTTCGACAGCAACATCGTTGGGCTGGCGCAGATCGGCGGTTCGCTCCTCGTGCTGACCGAGGACTACCCGTACATCCTCTCGGGCTCGAACCCAGCGATCATGTCGCAGGCGCGTCTCTCTGCGCGCTATCCTTGCGTGAACCGGCGCAGCATCGTGGAAACCAGCTTCGGCGTGGTCTACGCCACTCACGATGGTCTTGTGCTCTACGCACCCTCGACGGCAGCGCAGCTGTTTACTCGTTTGGTGCACAGCAGCGACACTTGGAACGCGGCGCTCAACCCAGATACGCTGATCGGCGTGTCCTATAAGGACACCTACATCGCCTCGCACGCTACGGCGTCGATCACCTTCGAGCCCGGAGCTGGTCGCTCTGAGCCAACCTTCGTTGACAATGACTTCGCCTTCACGGCGGCGTGGTACGATTCGATAACCAACAACCTCTATGCCGTTGCCGGGACCGCTGGTGATATCTACCAGTGGGATGATCTGGCGCAGCCCAGCACCACGATGACGTGGAAGTCCAAGACCTTCATCACCAAGGATTTCACCAATGTGGGAGCTGCGCGGATCGTAGCGGACTACACCGGCTTGGCAGGGTCCTCCATCTGGGAGGACGTTGAGACCAATTGGGAAGCCACTGAGGAGCTGTGGGATGCGCCAGATCCCATCACCTTCCGGCTCTATGTTAACAAGCAGTTGATCTTCACGACCACCCAGTCGAACAGCAGCGTGTTCCGCCTGCCTACGGGCTACAAGTCCGACACCTTTGAGGTCGGTCTCGATAGCCTTGTGCGCGTGCGGGCGATCTACTTGGGTGGCACTCCGATCAGCCTGAGGACGGTCTGATGTCGCGCTTCACCGGTATCCCCGACATCCCGCAGAGCGGCGTGGATGAGTGGCAGTTCCGCACCCTCGACGCTATCAAGCAGAACGTTGAACTGCTGGCGGGTATTCGCAACGAAGCTGACGGTGCTAGCTCGGCTGTGCTGCGCTCTAGCGTCACCACGCGCCCGCCCGTGGCGGCCCAGTTCCAGGGCTTGTCCGCGCAAGGCAGTGGCTTTACAATCTCGGGTGTTCAGGTGCCTACCCTGGATGACTACACCGCTCTGCTGCGGGACTTCCAGTTGCTCTCCCAGGATGTGGCCGTGCTGCGGTCCACCCTTGTGTCCCTTATCTCCCAGCTGAGGGGGTCGTAATGGCCTACACCACATCCGCTGACCTGCCCCCGGCGCTGGCCAGCCTGCTCAACGTGGGCACCACGCCCACGGGTCCTACCCCGCCGATGGGGATCGGCACTGCTGCGATGGCGCCGCAGATGCCCTCCTTCCAGATGGGCGGCATGGTTGGCCCTGGTGGTACGCCGATGCGCCCCCCTGGGATGGGTGCCGATGTGCTGAGCGGTGCGGGTGGTATGGGTGCCCCTGGTCTTGCTCCGCCCGGCGCGTCGCAGCAGATGCTGCGCCCTGAGCAGATTATCCCTGAGGCTCAACGCTTCGTGCAGCAGCATCCTCAGCAAGTGCAGCAGATGCTGGCCGAACTTCAACGGCTGCTTCAGACCGGCGAGCTGACCCGCGAAGAGCTGAACATGGTCATCCAGATGGCCCGTTCGGCAGCCCAGAACCCGGCGCTCTACCCGCAGCTGCGGCGCATCGCCATCCAGCGTGGTGTGGCTGAGCCCGGCGAGATCAGCGAGGAGTTCGACCCCGGCCTTGTGTTTATCCTGGTGCTGATGGGTGAGGCCATGCAGGCTGGGATGGGTGGTCAGGGCGGTATGCAGGGTGGGGCTATCCCCTCCTTCAAGGCTGGCGGGCCGGTCCCCAATAAGGGCGACAGCAGGAGCGATCCTGTGGTCGCCAAGCTCCATGAGGGCGAGTACGTCATCCCGGCGCACATCGTGAAGGCCAAGGGCACCGAGTTCTTCGACAAGATGTTGGCGTCCTACACCAAGAGCGGCAAGCCGAAGAACAAGATGGAAGAGAGCGACGAGAGCGAAGAATACAGCGATGAATCGTCGAGTTGAGCTGCTAGATCCTGGGCAGGTTAAGGAGCTGTGGCCTAGCATTGAGCCGCTTATAAATCGGGTGGTTCAGTCTAGTGGTCATGCTCCCGACCCTCTGAACGCCGAGGGCATTTGGCACGCTGCTATCCACGGGGTCTGTCACGTCCTGGCGTTCTACGACGGCGATGATCTTGCTATGGTCCTAGCGTTCGAGTTTGGGCGCTCCAAGGGTGTGCGGACTGCCACGATCCTGGCAGTTGCGGGCCGGGACCTAACTGCATTTAAGGTTGCGTTCTGGCCGTCTATCCTTGCGTGGTTCAAGGAAAACGGCGCACAGTACGTGGATGCCTATGCTGAGCCCCGACTGGCTCAGATCTACCTGCGCAAGTTTGGGTTCACCGAAACTTGTTCATACGTTAGAATGGCACTGTAGGAGGCCGTCATGGGTGGGAAGAGAAACCGGGGTATCCTCGCAGCGGCCATTGGTGTGGTGGCGGCGGTTGCGCTCCCCTTCGCCGTTCCGGCTATCGCTACTGCGGTGTTCGGCAGCACGGCTGTCGCTGCCTCGACGGCAGCTGGCGCGCTTTACGGTGCAGCCACTGGCGCCCTGTCTGGCTCGATCACGGGTGATATGGGTCGCGGCGCGCTGATCGGTGGTGCGGGCGGTGCTGCGGGCGGCTTCATCCAGGGCGGCGGCATTGAGGCTACGCGGGGTGCACTCTTCGGCACTGCGCCAGAAACGGCGACCACGATAAGCTATACTCGCCCTGAGCTTGCAACTGTCGCGCCTGTTGGTGAGGCTGGGTATTACGGCCCGACGACGCTTGATAGTGGCGTAGGTTTTACGCCAGGGGTGTCCGAGGCTAACACTCTTGGCACCGCAGCCACTCCCGCGATGTCCTATGAGGCTGCGGCAACCACGCCGGTTTCCACCACGGGCATCGGTAGCGCAGGTGGGGCGGCTGCGCCTGAACCAACCACTTGGCAGCGGTTTATGTCCGGTGTCACTGGCCAGCCCGTTAGCGGTGCTGCTGCGGCAGCCCCTGCCACTGCTACTGGTGGTGCAGGTTTGGCGACTGGTGCTGCTCCGGGCTTCAGCGGGAGCGTTGCTGGTGCAGCTGCACCGAGCTTCTTCTCGGCTGAGGGTTTGGGTCGCGCTGTGGGTAACCTTGGCGCTGGTCTCACCACGCCGTCTGGCCTTGCCAGCGTTGGCCAGCTAGCCATGACCATGTACAACAAGCCGCCCGAGGGGCTGACCCCTGAGGAGCGCGCCTACGTCGAAGAGACCTCCCGTCTGGCGGGGACTAACCGCGAGATGTTCGACCAGCGCGTGGCGGCGGCGCGGCGCCTACTTCAGCAGGGTACGGCCAACCCGGAGCAGGCGTTTGCTCAGGCTAGCATGGGCGCGCAGCGTCGCTCCCGCGAGGCCGGTCTGCGTAGCGAGAACGATATCCGCCGTAGTGAGATCTTGGGTGGTCAGGCTGGTGCAGAGGCTGCTGCGGCTGAAAACGTTCGGGCGACGACGGCTCTGACGGCGGGTCTAAATGCGATGCCCACCACGGCTCCTGCCGGTGCTGCCACTCTGGCGTTGCCTGCCTACCGCGATGTCGAGCGCCGTGAACGTGAGTACTACCGGGATCTGGCGAGCGGCTTCGGCGGTCTGGCGAGCGCCTTTGGTGGTCGGTCGTCCACCCAGCAGAAGTCTCTCTTCTCCTAACGCAGTCCGGGGGTCTCAATGTCCGGTTCGCTCTACCAGTACACGCCGTATCAGGGTTCCGGGCAGCCGGAGTCGCCGGGTCAGGCGTTCCGTAGTGGCTTCGTGGGCGGTCAGCAGATCGAGACCAACGCGATGCGTATGGACGAGATGCGCCAGCTTGCGCAGATGCGTGAGCTTCAGGAGCAGCGGGCGCAGCAGGCTGAGAAGCGTGCTCAGGCACTAGAAGCTCGTACTGCCGCGCAGTTTCCGCTCACTATGAAGCAGACCGCCCTTGGGGTTAGCCGTTCGCAGCAGCTGCTGCCCCAGGAGATTCGTCGCGGCGAGCTGACGATCCAGGGTCTTGAGCGTACCATCGCAGAGCAGAACGCCGCTATCGCGGCTCTCCGCGCTCAGGTTGCGCCCCCCATGGTAACTCCCGGTGCAGCACCTCCGCAGGCTGCCCCTGGCGTGGCGGTCCCCGGCGCCACCCCTGGTTTCATGGCCCCCGTTGTTGTGCCCGCTGCTCCCGCCACACCCGGTCGGCAGTCGGAACTTCGCCCTTCGTGGATGAGTCCGGTCCCATATGCGCGTGCCCCTGGAGCGCCAATGGGTGTGCAGATGGCTCAATTGGGTGAGGTCGCAAGCGACGCTACACCGGAGGAACCGGCTGATCTAACCGGCAGGGGTGCGCCTGTTGGTATGCCTGAGCGTTCTATCTCCCCGCCGCCTACTGCGGCTCAGCCGCCTCTACCCACAAGCGCACCTGTGCCGGGCGGGTATGAAGCTGGGCTGGCTCCGTCGATTACCGCAGATGTTGCTGCCTCTAATGCCGCCATCGATAACTTTCTTGCCGGGCGTTCTGACGCCCAGCTGCGCGAGATTGTTGCTAACGGTACGCCGAGTACGATCTATGGACAGCGCCGTGGCGTAACCGCAGGCCAAGCCGCGCTGGCTGAGTCTGCTCGCACTTTGCTTGAGCGTCGGGCTTCCGGCGCTGCTCCCACCCCTGGTGCCCCTGCTGCCGCTGCCCCTGGTGCCGCTGCTGTTAGCACTGAGGCTGCCGGTCTCGACCCAAACCTTAGCGACCGGGGAGTCTTTGGCCCGCCAAGGCCCGAGCCGCAGGCACCGCGCCAGGGGGGCACTACGCAGACCGCAGCAGACGCTGCTGTCAGCCGTGGCGAGTCTCCTACGATGTCCTATATCCTGGAGCCGCTGCGTATCGGTTCTGATCAGCGTAGGCTTACCACGGAGTACGCACAGCTTCAGCGTCGGTATCAAACGGCACTGGCCGCACGGGATCGCGCTGGGGTGGACCAAGCTATCGCGCGCATGAACGAGATTAACCAGGAGCTGACGCACCTCAATGGTATGACGGCGATCACCCAGTTCCGTAACGGCGATGCCGCACCACTGGCTGGTGTGCTCCATGAGATATCCGGTCGGCGTTTGTCCTTTCAGCCGCGTTCGGATGGCACGTTTAACGTGTTCCTTGATGGGCAGTTGTCGCGTCAGGGTGTAACGCGCGATGAGGTTGAGACCGCTGCCCGTTTGGAGTTCGACACCCGTTTCCGGGCGCAGATCCAGCAGCAGCAGACTCAGCGTGCCGCCTTGAGCCTCCTTCGGGCGCAGGAAGAGATCCGGCAGAATGCTAGGGTCAGTGCTGAGGGTATCCTTGAGGTCATCAAGGCGCAGGTCAGGGCGGCGTCGCCCGAACTGGACGTGCAGCGGATCACAGGCGCTGACGGACAGCAGATGGTCGTTGTCGTCGATAAGCGTACTGGTCAGACTGTAAGTGGTGCTCGTATTATCCAGGTGCCGCCGCCTCCGGGTAGTGCCCGGGGTGCGCAACCTACGTTTACTATCGAGCCGATGTCGGTGGGACAACGCTGATAAAAGGACGGGCGTATGTCTGATCTCTTCTACTCGCCTGAGCAGATTGCGCTGGGTCTTGAAGCTACTAGTGCCCCGCGTAGCGTCACGCAGGCTACTGGTGTTGCCGGGCTTATGCCGTCCACTGCTGACCAAGCTGCGTTCCAAGAGCAGGTTCTTCAGCGGGTCAACGTTGGCTTGCAGGGTTTGCGCGCACCATCCGCACCCGGAGCGTCAGCGTATTTTAACCCCACCACCAACCAGATGTTCGCTGGTGGGCGGGCGTTCGATATCCGTGACGTGGGCTCGGCGCTCCAGGCATCGCAGGCGCTTACCCCCTCTGCGCCCCCTCCGGGCGCTGGCTGGCAGCCACTGACGCAGCGCGGCTTCACTGACTACCTCGCTGGGTTCTCTGAGCGCCGGGGTACGGGCGAGTTGCTGGCACGTGGTGGTCGTGCTGCTGTTGGCGGTCTCATCGGTGGCGTGGGCCGTGGCATTGAGATGCTGGGTGCGCCCGAGACGGGTGCTGCCATTGCTGGGTTTGGTGAGGCTGTCACGGGCCAGGACGAGTTCGACCGTCAGCGGTCGGCGGTGATCCAGCGCAGCAACTCCCTTTTCAACAACATCGTGGACGCTGCGATTGAGGGTGTCCCCTCGGTCCTAACGAGCGGTGCAGCAGCCCTGGCCGGCGGTGTTGCTGGTGGTCTTGTCGCTGGTCCGGCGGGTGCTGCTGCGGGTGCAGCTACGGCTGCTACCCTGGCGCGTGCACGCACAATTGGTGCGGTGGGCGGTCTTCTTGCCACCAGCTTCCCGCAGCAGCTGAACACCTTCTATGAGGCGGCGCGCGACGCGCGGACCCCGGATGGTCAGCCCGCCTATGACGTGACCAACTCGCAGATCCAATTGCAGATTGCTGGTGGCGCCCTGGCGACCAGCCTCCTCGATGTCATTGCCCCGGGTCGTGTGGCGGGCAGCATTTCGCGCACCCTGTCCGGTGCCATCGAAGAAGCCAGCCAGCGTGCAGTCACGGGCTTGGCGCGGGCTAAGTCGGTGGGCGGTGCTGCGGTTCGCAGTGGCCTGGAAGAAGCCGGGACCGAGGCGCTCCAGACGGTGGTGGAGCAGGCGCTTTTCGATCCGCAGTTCCGCAGCCTGCTGACGGCTAACGACTGGAAGGCCCTCGCCCCCTATGCCGTCGAGCGGTACGGTGAGAACGCGCTGATCGCCGCTGGCGCTGGTGCTCTGCTGGGTGCGGGCTTTGGTGGTGCGGGTCGGTTCATCGAGACCGGGCGTGAGCCGCGCGATATCCTCCAGAACCAGGGGCAGCAAGCGCCTCAGGGGCGTGACCTTGGTGGCGGCCAGTTTGGACCGCCAGCACCTGAGCAGTATGGACCCTTTGGGCCTGAGCAGTTTGGGCCGCCCGCACCAGAGCAGTTCGGCCCCTTCGGTCCTGAGCAGTTTGGTCCAGCTGCGCCTGAGCAGTTCGGTCCTTTCGGGCGTGACCAGTTTGGCCCGCCTGCGCCGATGCAGTTTGGTCCCGGAGGGCCTGAGCAATTTGGCCCACCTGCGCCGATTGGCGCTCGCGGCGACCTAGGTCAGTTCGGCCCCTTTGGGCGTGACCAGTTTGGCCCGCCTGCGCCAATGCAGTTCGGTCCTGCGGGTCCTGCGCAGTTTGGGCCGCCTGCGCCTAGCGGGACTGTACCTTCCGGGCAGGCGGCGCTGCGCCGTCCTACCCCTCCGGTTCAGCTTGGTGAAACCCAGGCTGGTAACCAGCTGCTGGCGCTTCGTCGCCAGATGGAACTTCGGCAGGCTGAGGCTCAACGGGCGGCCCAGCCGCCTGCCCCCACTGCGGCTGAGCGGGACTACGAAGCGGCGCTGGCCCAGGCTACGGTTAACCGACCGCTCACCCTGGATACGGAGGCCGTGGTCACCGGGCGCAATCCCGGTGCGGACAATGCGCGTCGCTCTGTGGTGCAGCAGTTCAATGGGCTGACCAAGGCCCAGCAGGATGAGGTTCTGACCGGGTACGGTGACGATCCGGCGACTTTCCTGGCGCGCGTTGAGCGGATGCCCACTGTAGAAACACAGCGGGTGCGGAGGCAGCTCAATGCTATCGCAGAGACGGCCCCGGGTGAAGCGGCGATCCCCACGGCTCTGCCTGCACCTGTTGCTGAGATCGCGCCTGCGCTGGCCGCGCCTACCATGGTGCAGCCCGTGGCGCCTACGCCTGCTGCTCCTACCATCCCACCTGGGCGCGCAATGTGGGCCGGACCTGATGCGGATATCCCCGTAACTGTCTCAGCAGAAGCGCCGCAGCTTGGCCCCGATGGAAGGTACTACCAGCGTGTGAGCTACGAAGGCCGGGATAGCTATGTCCCCGCCGACCAGCTTACTCCCGCAGCTCCCACCAATCTGAGAAGGGGTCGTGCTCGTGCCGCTGAAACAGGGCAAGTCGGACAAGGCCGTGTCGTCGAACGTGCGGCAGCTGATGAAGGAAGGGCGCCCACAGAAGCAGGCGGTCGCAATCGCGCTCTCCGTCGCGGAGCGGGGGCGCAAGCCCAAGCCGCGCAAGAAGTAGCCCCGGCACCTGCCCCGGCTGTGGAGGCAGCCCCTCCGCGCCCTTTAGAGGTGCCCGCCGCCCCGGTGGCGGCGCAGCGTCCGAACTTCGACGCCCAGATCGACCGGGCCGCAGCAAGCGGTGAGCTGCTCACGCTGCGCGATGAACTCGAAGCGCGCGTCGAGCGTGAAGCCGAACAGGGTCGCAGCACCACGGAACTGACCCAGGCCATCGAGAAGATCGAGGCGCGGCTGGCCGCGCCGCCGGTCCCGGCTGCCGAGGGTGTGCTGCCCCCTACCCACCCACAGTCTCGCTGGGCTGCGGTCATGGATGATGAGGGTGAGGGCTACAACAAACTCTCGCCCGAAGCGCGGCGGGAGTGGGACCGACTGGTCGCCACGGGTGTTCCGCTGAGCAGCAGCACGGCTCAGCAGGTGGAGCGTGAGTTTCCCAGCGAGGAGACCCAGGCCACACTCAGGAAGATCGCGTTCGCCAGGAAGACGCTGGAGGCTGGCACCGCCTCTGAGAAGACGCTCAACAACGCCTCGGCTGAGCTGGTCCGGCTGTCCGAAGATCCTAACCCGCAGATCGCTGACGCGGCCAAGGAGGCCCTGGGCTGGGATACGGGACGCCCCTCTCTCACTGACTGGAACACCCGCACTAACTGGAAGAACGCGGACGGCACGGATGCCCGTCCGATGGCACCCGGTCGTGTGCAGATGCTGGTGCAAACTTTCCTGTCGAAGCTGGCAACTAAGCCGAAGGTTACGGTCGTTGCCAACCAGCAGGAGTTGCAGCGCACCAACCCGGCGCTCTACGCTCGCGCCAATGCTGCTCGCTCTCAGGGCGATTTTGCTACGGCCAATGCGGCAGGCTACGCCTTCGGCGACGGCAACGTCATCATCTTCACCGACCGCATCGCTAACGAGCAGCACCTCCGCTTCGTCCTGGCGCATGAGACCTTTGGTCACTTCGGCCTGCGCGGCATCCTGCCGCGCGACCGCTTCGACGCGGCGATGGAGAGCATCTACGATACCGACCCGCAGGCGCGGGCCGCAGCTGATGCCGCCATGGATACTCGTGGCCTCTCCAAGCCTGAAGCGGTTGAGGAGTACCTCTCTGACTACGCCTCCATGCTGGCTACCAGCACGGTGGCTCGCGTGTGGAACGCCATCAAGCGGTTCTTCAACGCCCTTGGGATCAAGTCCGGCGACTCCATGACGCGCTACCTCCTCGACCAGTCGCGCCGCTATGTGCGCGATGGGCGTCAGGGTGCGGTGTTTGAGAGCGCGGCGGTCGCGCAGCGGCTGCACGATGTGGAGTCTGGCGTCCACGCGGATGGGCGCTACAGCCCGGCTTCTGCGTACTCGACCGCCACGCTGGCGCGGGCGTACTTCGATAAGATGGGTGTGATGCCGACCAGCCTCGATGGGCTGTTCAAGGCGATCACTGACCGCACGATCAACGCTCGCGCAACCTTCGAGGAGTTCAAGGATAAGTTCCTGCGGCTGCCCGCCTTCAGCGCACTGGAGAACCCTGGCTCTTTCCAGGTGAACCAGCTGATCGGGTCGATGGTTAACATCGCCATGGCGATGAAGACCCGCATGAACGAGAACCTGCGGGCTGTGATGAACTCCAGCTCGGCCACCCAGGACAAGCTGTCCCGGGCCATGTACGCCGGTCGCGGCTATAAGCTCGCCAACATTAATAAGCAGGTGCTGCGCGGTCCGAACCTCATCATCATCAACGCCGAAGGTGATCCCGTTCGCAACGAGCCTGAGGTGGAGAAGCTGTTCAAGTCCGGGTTGCTGACCATCGACCAGATCCGTGAAGGCTTCAAGTGGAAGCGCACTCTGGATGATGGTACGGCCACGGAGATCACCGACACGTTCGAGGGCTACAAGGACTTCACTGAGGAGGACTACGCCAAGTACGTTAGCCTGCGTCGGACGATCCTGGACGCCGACCTCGATCTACTGGCTGCGGAATACTTGGGGATGCTGGCGAACCGTAAGGTCTCGCTCCGCGAGATGCAGCCTCTGATGAAGTCTAAGAAGCTCGATAAGGACGACCGCGCCTTCATCGATGCCTTTGTGAAGAAGTACGGCGAGCTGTACACAGAGAACCCTATAACAAACGCCGTTGGCCTAGAGCTACCAAACCCCGCCTCCATAGAGAAAGCCAACGACTTCTTGGAGAAGGCGCACACGGCGTTCTTGGCAAATGGTACGGACCTCAACGCTGCTATCGTGCCGTTCTTCAAGGAGAAGGCTGACGCCGACAAGTTCATCGACCAGATGATGGCGATGCGCCAGCGTCGGGTTGCACGTAAGGATCTGCAAGGCGCCAAAGCCTTCACCTTGCAGAATGAGGTGAAGGCGCTGTTCCTCAACAGCCACGACTTCAATAATCGTCAGCGTATCGTACGTCGCAACATCTCCACTGGGTACGTTTCCACGGTCCGCGAAGGGAAGTGGCAGACGCGTATGCAGGCTTACCTAAACGGCAAGCCAGTGGAGGTGAAGGACGTTCACCAGGAGCTACTGATCTACTCCCAGTTCGGCGAGAAGACTGACGCGACAGGCTTCACGGATTTTCTCAACAAAGAGCTGGATGGTAAGACCTTCGACCTGCTCGTCCGCAACGAGGACGGGAACTTTGAGGTGCAGAAAGTCACGCTCCGCGCCGAGGCTGGGGCCGTGTTGGATGCGGTATCGACCGATCCGCAGCTGAACCTCCAGCAGTTCCTCTACGGCCTGAGCCTGTTCAATATCGACGTGAACCCGAAGGTTATGGAGCGGGTTGTGACCCGCCTCTCTCGTCAGGGAGCGGGTGCCCGTGGTCGCCTGGAGTTCTCGCAGACCCCTGGCTACGACGACACGAAGGGCATCTACGCTGTCTCGCGCTACACCGAGAAGATGGCTTCTGCCACGGCGCGGGCTACCATCCGCCCGAAGCTGCGCGAGCTGCTGAACCGCGATCTGCCGGAAACCGCCGCACTATGGAACGGCAACGTGGCTGGCGTCGAGCAGCTTCGTAAGGAGTACGCACGGGTCAACGCCGATCCCAGCGCCACGCGCGAGGCAAAGGCGTACTACAAGGGTGCGCTGGCGCAGGCTGAGAACATGCTCCAGAAGACGCAGCGTAGCGATGGCGTCAACATGGCGAACAGCTACTACAATGCGTCCGCTGCGGCAGTGAGCCAGCTTGATGGCAACAAGTTTGTGGATGAGTCGGACTTCTTCGCCGATCCGCTCATGGCCCGCATCCGCGCCTACACCGCCATGTTCCAGCTTGGTGGCTCCATCGCGCAGGGCGTGCTGAACAGCATCAGCCCCTACACCAACTGGATGCCGTACATGGCAACCCAGAACGGCAAGACGGGTTTCGGCGGCGGGTTCAGCATCGGTAAGGTCCAGGCCGAATACCACCGGGCGTACACCAAGATCGGCGCACCCGGCATCGCTCGCATGGCGATGAACGACGCCAGCTTCTACACCGATATGGTCAACAACCCGACGCTGCGGGGTAAGTACGACCTGACGGCGGAAGAAGCGCGGGTCATGGCGCAGGAGATCCAGAGCGGTAAGCTCCAGCCTGCCCAGAACAACGCGCTCATGGGCATGGCGCGCGGCACCACCACTAACCGGTGGGCGTTGCAGTTCATGGATAAGTTCATGGCGCCCTTCAATCTCTCGGAGCAGGCTGCGCGCCGGGCGGCCTTCCTGGCCGCGTATCGCCTCTACCGGAACCGTGCCCAGGCGGCAGGTTTGAGTGAGCGTGATGCCGCCAACGACGCTCGGGAGAAGGCCGTGATGTCGCTGGACCTGACGCTTGGCGAGTACTCGGTGATGAACCGCCCGCCCGCATGGCGCAGCGGCCCGACGCAGTTCCTCTACATGTACAAGACCTACCCCACCACGGTGATCCAGACGATGCGGCGGTTGAGCCGTACGGGTCAGCTCAGCATGTTGGGCGGTCTGTGGCTGCTGTCGGGTGTGACGGGTCTGCCCTTCGCTGAGGATCTGGAAGATCTGATCGACACGCTGGCGCAGCAGCTTGGGTTCCAGCAGGGCAGCATCCGCGCCGAGATCATCCGCCATCTGGAGGAGATTGTCCCCGGCTGGTCGCCCATCATCCTGAAGGGCTGGATCAACCAGTTTGGTCTGGCGGATGTCGCAGCGCGCACGGGAATGGGTAACATCTTCCCGGGCACTTCCATCGGGCTAGCCGGTGCCGATGTGGCACGTGAACTCGGCGATATCCTTGGTCCGGCAGCGGGCTTTGTCTCTGGGGTGGCAGGCACGGCCCGCGACCTCGTTACCTACCCCTTCTCCTCGACCAAGACCTTGGAGGATATTGCCCGCAATTCGCCCGTTACCTTGATGCGGATGCTGGGCGACACCTCGGCCTACCTCTCCTCGGGGGCTGTGGTGGATCGTCGGGGCTACGTGGTCAGCCCGGAGATGGATGTGGGTACGATCCTCACTCGCTTGGCGGGCTTCTACCCCGAGCGGGCGGCCTCCCAGTACGATATCATCCGCATCGCGCAGCGCGAGACGGACTATCAGAAGGAGGTCGTCGCGGCCTACCGGCAGGCGTGGATCAAGGCCACCATGCGTGGCGATAGCCAGGGTGCGCGCGATATCGTCGAGGCGGTTAACAACTGGAACGACGGTACCCGGGGTACGGCTCTGGAGATCACTCGCTTCCTCCAGAACTCGCAGCGGGCACTCCGCGAGGCCCAGCGTGGTGCTGGTGAGCGTGCCCTGCGGGCTGCCCCTCTCGCAGCCCGTGAAGACATCCGCGATCTGGTGAACGCCCTGACCGAATAGGTCAGGGTTTCCGCAGCGGTACCACCTTCGGCACGGTGTCGAGGGCAGCGTTGGTCGTGGCGATATCCACGTCGCGCAGGATGCCCTCAAGCCGGGCGTGCTTGAGGTTGATCGACAGCACGTACTGCTGACCGATCTTGATGGGCGAGTCCTTGCCTAGATACGCCTTCTCGCTGGTGGGCGTGACGTTCACGCCCTGGTCGGTGATGTCGCGCACGATGGTGCGGTAGTCAGCGCCTCTGTTCGCCACCCACTGCTTGAAGTGCCGCCGATCCAGCGTGACGGTGCCGCCATCGAAGGGACCAGCGATGGAGCCCTTCGGCCCATAGAGATCGTAGCGCACATGCACCTCGCCGCGTGGCAAGCGGCTCTCGTCGATGAAGGGCTTCGGGTTGCCGTTGTGGACCACCTGGAGGGTCTGGCCCGCATGGACGTTGAGGTACTCGGCGATGAGGTCGAAGGTATCCAGGCTGTTCTCCTGCACAACCTTCCGCATGGCACCGATCTGCGTGAGGACGACCTTGATGCCCTTGGTGTAGTCGAATTGGATCAGGCCAAGTGATGCTGCCATCTCGCCAGCGAAGTCGGCCAGGACGATGCCCTGCTCCCAGAACCGCTCATTGCCCGTGAAGGCGCAGTTGTACTTCTGGAAGAACCGCTCCCGATGGTGGGCCAGCGCAGCCCGGATACCCGCCTCACCCATGGCGACCAGTGCGTCTAGGAACGCCTGACCGACAGTGCCGTGGTGGCTGGTGATGAAGTCGTAGATCCGCTTGCCTGCATCGGTGCTGCGGACGAAGAGGGGGTGGGGGTTCATCGTGACTTCGAGGAGGCGCGCCATCTGCGCGTCGGACTCCATCCCCGTTGCCGCCAGCATGGAGGCCATGGACCGGTTGGCCGATGTGATGACCACTGTCGCCCAGGTCTTGTGGTCGCGCTCCTCAGCAGCGCGGGTAAGGCGGGCTTTGTCCCGGCCCTGTGTCACCCAGTAGAGGAAGTCACCCACCTCCTTGGGCGGTAGCATGGTGGTCTCGTCGATAGTTACAGGCAGGTTGTTGTAGAGACCCATGCGAGCGAAGAGGGCGTTTTGAGTGAACTTCGCTGTGAAGTGGAGCTTGGTTGGGTCACCCCAGATGGACTGCTGCCACAGCTGGGCCAGCGTCTTGCCCGCACCGGTCTGCCCATAGAGGCTGATCGTCAGGCCCTTGAGACCGGAGAACTGGTAGAGCGGTGCTGAGAACGACACGCACAGGGCGAACATGTGGATCGGCATGTTGGCCTTCTCCAACAGCGCCGTGAACGATGCCCACTCCTCCACGCTCCCGGAGGAGGTGAACATGGCCTCGGAGTTACGCTGGATGGCCGATGCCGTGGTGGCATCGTCGTGCACCACGGAGCCACCGACGTTCTGCCGGATGAGGGTGTCGCCGATGAGGAACTGGGTGTTGTCTTCCTTCCACCCCATCGTGGAGTAGAGGTTGGTCACGCTGCGGAGCTTGCGCAGCTCTTCCATGTAGGAGCGCAGCATGTGCTGAAATGTCTCCGTCTGCTTGCGTGTAGTGAGGACGATGCCCTGGTCGGCGATGGTGCTGGCAAACTCCCGAGCTGCGTTGTCGGGTAAGTACGCCTGCCGGAAGGTCAGGGTCTGCCAGCCCACATGCGGACGCTTCCAGCGGTAGCGGACGGTCTCGTAGCCCAGGGACTCGTCACGCCCGTAGCTCAGCGGATAGATGTCGAAGCTGCACAGGGGGATGTCCGTACCGTCCAGGCTGAGCACGATGCCCTGCGCCGCCCGCTTGAACCCATGAGGCATGGGAATGTCTTCAGCGCCTTCATCTGGCGCGTCCTCTGCGATGGCAACCTCTTGGTACTGGATGCCCAGCGCAGCCGGTGTGGAGATGCGGTCCTTCAGCGGGCACTTCTTGCAGCCATCAGGGCGCAGCTCTTCAAACTTCTTGCAGGTGGTCGGACCCGTGGCCCTAGAGCGCCACTGAGCCAGCTTGTTGAGGGTCTTGGCTTCGTCGAAACCCGGGTGCTGCTCGCTCCATGCAAGCGCCGTCTCCTCAGGTTGCTGGCAGAAAGCTGCGATGCCCAGCAGGGCGTACCAGAACGGCTCTTCCACCTCGGCTTGGTGGCCCGCAGCCCACCCAACCTGCGCGCACTTGCGCTCAACGGTCACTGGGTCGGAAGGCGGGAACTCCTGTTTCACCGCCATCGATGCCAGCACGTTGGACTTCTGTGCCTGCACTATGCGAGGCTGGGGGTTTCCCAGCACGCGGCGCATCTCAGCAACGGGCACCTCTGGTGCTTCGATCAGCACTCGGACGGTCTTGTTGCCCTTCGGGTTCGTCGTGCCTGGAGCACGCAGCACACGCGCACTGTCGGCAGGCACCGCCGGATCGAACATCGGCGTGCCACTGGTGGGGTCGCGCGGGATCAGAGCCTTGAGGCGGTCAGCCATGGGCTGCCAGTCCTCGGGTGGGATGGCTTCATCCAAGATCCAATACACATGCAGGCCGTTGCCTGATGATACGATGGTCGGCTTGGGCAGCGCGTTCCCAGCGATGAAGTCACGTAGGCACAGCAGCCCCTCCTTCCAGTCGGCGAAGGGCTTACCCGGGCCACAGTCGATGTCGAGGTAGAGCGCCTTGGTAAGCAGGACGTTCTTCTGCGTGCGGCTCGTGCTGTCTCGGAACGACGACACGGCGTAGTAGGCGTTCTCACCGCGCGCGCTGAGGCGCAGCACGGTTTCCGCCAGGGTCTCGATATCATCCACGAACCGCTGGCGCGGTGCACTACCTTGGATGGTAATGATGGAATAATATCCCTGCGGCGGCATCACCCGCCCAAGGAACTCTGCCGTATCCATGGTTCCCCTACCCTAGTTTTATGGTGGGTGGGGAGGCAACTCCCCACCCAAGTGTATTAACGCTCAGCGAGTAGAGCAAGCAGGCGTTCGTGCCTCTGCTTAGAAGGCATCTTAGTGATCTCCTCCGAAGGCCACTGGTGCGCGTGCATGAGGAAGATCAGGTTGCGGATCACCGCACGAGCGGTGGTCTCGTTGGCCTTGCTGATGGGCTTGCCGCGCAACCAGTTGTAGTAAGTCATGCGGCTGACCCCAAGCATTTGTGCCAGCTGCCCTGCCGTCAGCATCAAGTGCTGACGGAGGGCTTCGACCTTGTTGAAGTCGATGGCCTTAGGCGTCATCGGCTCCCACCTCGTCGAGCAGGCCAGCGATCTCGTCGGCCAGCGACGACGCACCCGCCGGGGCCACAGCAGCCGCCTTCGCCGCAGGCTTCGGAGCAGCAGCCGGAGCTGGGGTAGAAGCAGCCGGGGCTGCCTTCGCCGCACCAAACCCACGCTTCGGCGCAGCCGGGGCGGGGGCAGGAGCCTCCTCTTCCTCAACCACCGGAGCCGGGGCAGCCACAGCCTTCAGCGGCGCACGACGCGGAGCCTCAACCGGAGCGGGCTGCGCCACGGTCTGCACCTTCTCACCCGTGATCTCGGCCACCTGATCAGAACCCGACAGGTTGTCGATTGCCTCCATGGCAGCCTCATCGAGGAAGCCGCCGAAGCTGAAGATGAGCTTCGGGAAGGACGCATCGGTGTCAAAGGAGATGCGCGTGCGCACGATCTCAGGGGCGATGCCCCGCACCGACAGTTCCTTCTGATAGGCGTTCAGGCCCTTCAGCGCAGCCGGGGTCACCTCCAGCAGATACACAGGACCCGTGGCGTCATCGGCAGCCACCACCGCGAGGCGCTTCTTGTCGGAGCACGCCTTCAGCTGCTGACCGTTCGGAGCCACCTTGGAGCCCCAGGCGTTCCACTTGCACGACGCGCACAGATCGCTCTGCGGGCTGGTGCTCTCCGGGTGCGGGCCAACACCATCGAGCGAGTAGCAGTCCGGTGCCGAAGGCTCGGCATCCTTGTTCCACTCCTTGGCGTACCACGTCTTGGACAGGCGCGGGTTAGCGCCCACCACGACCACATCGAGGTTGGTCTGGTTGATCACCGTCTCGGTGCCGTCCTCAACGATGCGGAAGCGCGCACCCTTGATGGAGATGCGCGGGAAGTCCGAGCCTCCGGTGATGCCACCGGCCATGGCCTGAGCCAGGGCAGACGGCTTGCCCACGCGCGCCGCGAGGTGCGCCGGAACCTTGATGTTAGCGGGAACGATGTTGCTCATCACTCTCTCCTCTGGGTTGGTAGTCACAGGATGCGGTTGTTGAAGTCGTGGGCGAGCCTCACCTTGCTCGGCACCCCAATCGCAACACGCGCCTGCATGGTGGCGATCTGCTCACCAATCTCTTCGATATCCTTGACGTAGATGATCGTGGGGTCGTTCATCATCATAGGGTTATAACCGTTCACAATCAGGTAGCCGTTGGAGATCGGCCATACTGTTATCACCGGTACGCTGCCCTCGCGGATCATGCCGGTCAGATTGCGTGCCCCAAACTCGGTCGTCACGGCGGACTTATCCTGTAGTGCCCAGGTGACCACCTTCCTTACCAGCCCCTTGATCATCTCAGTCATCCACCCTGGCGGTCGGCTTGCGCACGTTGATCTCGATCTTCGTGCCGTAGTTCACGCCAGCGGGCACAGCGCCCTTGTTCTCGATGTAGCCGCGCACTGCGATCTTGCTGACGCGCCGCTCCAGCATGTCGAAGGCTTCGTTCGCCTTCACGTAAGCGAGCACCGCATCCCAGTCAGCCACGTTCGCGTAGTCGGTCGTGGTGACGAAGGCCGTGCCGCTCTTGGTCTTGAAGGAGGTCACGCTCTGCTCGTTGGCCTGCGACAGCAGCCACGACTCCAGCTTGGCCATCTTATCCTTGATGACCTGCACCTCCTGCTTAGCCGCGTTCTCCACGGCATCCTTCTGGTGCCTCAGCTTCAGGTACGCCGAGATCACTTGGTCCACGTTGGGTTCAGGCATTTGTTCACCTCGTTTGTTGTTGGATCAGGTCGAGCAGCAAACCTTGCAGCTTCTGCTTACCCTTCAGCCTCTCATAGATCCGCGCCTCAAGGTCTGTTGCCTCGATGTGGATCACGTTCGACACATGGCGCTTGCCGATGCGTTCGACGCGACCATTCGCCTGCACGTACTGCTCGTTGCTGGTGATCGGACCGTACCAGATCACAGTACTGGCAGCGGTCAATGTCAAGCCATGCGCCATCGTAGCCGGATGGGCGATCAGCACGTGCGGGTCCTTGGCCTCCTGGAAGTTGCGAAAGATCGTGTTGCGCTCTGACGCGCTCACTGCACCGTTCACCACCGCCACGGACCACTTCTTACCAAGCTCACGTTCCAGCATGTTCAGTGTGCCTGTGAGCGGTACGAAGATGATAACCTTCTGCCCAGCCTCCTCGATGATCTCCGACACGAGGCTCACACGCGGCGAGCAGTCGAGTTCCACATTGCGGCCATCGTCGTCGTACGCGACACCGCAAGCGATCTGTACGAGCTTCTGCATCTTCACGGCTTCGTTCACCGCCGTGATCGTTGCCTCGCTTCCCTGCACCTCGGAGACGAGGTGGCGCATCATGCGATCATAGTGCTTACGCTGATCTGGTGTCAGATCCACGCGGCGATGCTGCACCACGGTATCGGGTAGATCGAAGCACTCGTCGCGCGTGTACCTCACCGATGGCTGGAGGATGTGCTGCACAGTCTCGATGGAGGTTGTGCGCGGCAGCCATTTGTACTGACCGATCTTCATCATCACCTGATCACGGAACGCCGTGTAGGTTGATGTGCAGAACGGGCTATCCACCAGCTTGGCCAGCGCCCACGCATCGGTCGGTTCATTCGGCGTCGGCGTACCCGTCATCAACCAGAGCCGTGCATCGGGGTTCTGGCTCATCCACTTACGCATCACCTTGAAGCGTCGCGTGCCCGGGTTGCGCAGCACTGCCGCCTCATCGACGATCACCAGATCGAACTTACCGATGGCCTCCTCAGCGATGATCTCGAAGCCATCGTGGTTGATGATGTAGTAGTCAGCGTTGCTGTTCAGCAGCTTCTTCCGCTTCTCGGCGGTGCCATGCAGCACCACGGCGCGGCGGCCCACGAAGTTCATAAAGATGGCGTCGTTCCACACCCGCTCCAGCGTGGAGAGGGGCGAGAGGATCAGCACCTTCGATACCTTGCGCGTGGAGAGCAGGTAGTCAGCCGCCCACAGCGCGCTCATGGACTTGCCGGTGCCGATCTCGTTTAGCACCAGAGCCTTCTTGTGCAGCGTCAGGAAGGCCGCCGTCTGGCGCTGGTG